AAAACACCGATCACATATGACGCTACTAGTGAATTGTATCAATCAAATTCCTGGGGTGATCACAGTGACTACACTGTTTTAGTTCCTAACGGAGCACGTATAAAATGGTTTGGTTGTTGTTATGATGTCACTAATCCTAATACCCCTGGTACCACTCCAGAAATTAGTCGCTATTACTCACAAGATTTGGCTAATGTAGGTGTGCAAGATAATTTTGATTTTCAGAATTGGGCAAGAACTGTTAATTTATACAGACCTTGTTACAAATCAATTACATTGTACCCCAACGTTACTGCCTTTAACAATCAAGGTATTTTAGCCGCACAGCAGTTCAACCCCAACATTTTGTTTAACGGTTCTATGTCCACACTTTCGTATGAACAACCTAAATTGTTTATACAAGCTTTGGATCATTTATACAGTGTACAAAATGACAATTTGTTTCAGGCAAGTGAAACACACCCGGATTTTCATCACAGCCTTGTAGAAAGCTGGTTTAAAACACGTAAAATAAGAGTGCGTGGGTTAAAACTTGATCCCGATAATTTTATTCAGATTATTAATTTGGGTAGTATTGGTTATGAAAGTGATATTACGTCATTAGTACCAACTCCATCCCAGATTGCACAGAACTCAATGCGTTCTTATCAGGATAAATTTATCAACGGAGCTTTTGTGGTGAGCCGTGTAAACACACTATCACCGAAATGGATGTCTGGGTCTAACACCGGCCAAAGTGATAAGAACAGAGGTCTTTACCAATGTTGGTCTTATACCATTGCTAACGATGGTAGTACACATTTGGTACAACTGAAAGATCCTTCTTCAGCAGGCGTTAAACCATCTGATGCACCACCCATGCTTGATACTTTATGGTCGTCAGATATGACATGGCAAGTCATCCGCATGCAGGGTATTAGTCCCAACATGATCACACCAACTACCAATAATGCTATTGCTGCTTCTCCAATATCGATTAAGAACTATTTTGGTATTGAAGCACAGCCAGTATGGAACGGACCTTGGAATGGTATCGCACGCATGTCACCGAAACCATCTTTATCGGAAATGCAAGCGTTGATGGATACGTTTTATGAAATGCCAGACGGTATGCCTGCCAAATATAATGCAATGGGTGCTTTTTTGCCCTTTCTTGCGCAGGCACTGCCACATGCTCTCAGTTTCGTTAAGCATCTTATCACCAAAGAGAAGTCTGAACCTAAAAAAGCTGTCGCAGTTGCCACTACCACAAAGCGACAACGAGCAGCAACCAAAGCAGTTTCAAAACCTGCCAGCAACAACAACGACAAGCAAACAATTGCAAAATTGCGACAACAACTCGCAGCCATGCAAGTTGCTAAACGACCAGTCGTTAAAACTAAGAAGCGCAAACGTAGAGAACCAAAAGAAGGAAAACTTATCGATATCTAATTTGGTTTCCGACGATTATGTAGTTCTTTACAGCATGAACACTTATTCTAACCCTATGGACAGCTTACCAGCATACAATTCCGGTTTTTATCATTTAAAATATTTTGAAGAGCATTTGTCTCAATTTTTGAATGATATACAAATTGATACTCAATGGTATTTAATTATTACCAGTAAGTTTCTTTTGTTACCAGATTCTCAACCCATAGAACGTTATAATTTGTTAGCTTCATTGCTGATGCGTTGTTATTACAACGAACCGAATTAATATCGATTTTATAACTTTAGGAAGTTATTTAAAATTAGGTGAGTAGTCATTATACCGATGAACACCTTACACATTGGTGAGTAGTATTTATACGAACACCAATAATTGCGGAGCAACAACTCCCAAC